CAGACAGGACGCGTCGGCCTTCTTATCAAGGAAGTACTCAAGCACTGCTCGTTCTACATGCCCGGGAATTCGCCAAACGACATTGCGCTTGCCATTCGCCATCTTACTCAGATCGCAATGGAATCGCATGTGCCTGATGGGGAACGCCAGGTGAGCGGCGTGCATGACACGGATTACACCAAGATGGACGAGACGATCAGCAAATATATATATGAGGAAGTGTTCGTCAAGTTCGTCTTGGCCTTTGTCCACCCCAACGACTGCGAGGAAGTCAAGAAAGTACTCGCAGACAACGTGGACATCACCACGATGCTCAACGGCAAGCCAATCAACACCGGCTTCAAGAACAACAGCGGCTCAGGCGTGACTACCGAGCTCAACACAATTGTTGCCGCTTTCGTTGAGTACGTGTCAACGTGCCTTGCAATCACGAAACACGTGTATCGGGTCAAACACACGAAAGAAGTCGACTTTTCCGTCGTCCGCAAGAACACGATCCGGAATGCACTTGTGCATTACCGCGACTCTAACGATCTCAGCCACATCTTCTGGGGCGGGTTCATGTTCAGGGGCGTTGAGGTCGACATCTACAGCATCCCCTACGCTGTCATCGGACCCAAGTTCGGGGACGACGGCGTGGGCGCCCACCTTCCGCATATCACTGACGCTGATTGGCAATCGGCGGCCATGTGGTTCACGGTTGCGATCGGGATGAAGCTGAAAGTGTCGTTTTCGCGGCCTGAGGATGGAACTTTCTTCCTCGGTCGCTTCTACCCCAGGCCCCTGCAGTCACTGGCTTCGTATGCGGATGTCGCTAAGGCGTGCCGCAAAATCTCTATCGCTAGGAATAGCGATATCGAGAAGTACAAGCTTAAGCTGCATGGGTACTGGACGACAGACTCGAAAACGCCTGGAATTCGTGAATACCTCATCGCAGTCGCGCGAGTGTACGGCGTCGAGCTTCGGTGCTACGAGGGCATCGTTGAGCTTGACGGAATGGGCCGCCCAGTGCTCTCTGATGAGATGGCCCACTTACTCGCGAACGACAAGGACATGTTCTACCGCGTTGCGAACGGCCCATACGACGTCACGGACGAGGACGTGCCGATGATGTCGGAGGCCATCGCGCCCCAGCTCAACTTCGAGTCCTCTGCGGAGTTCGAGATGTGGATTGACGCGCTACAGGACTGTGCCACGTGGGAGGAACTCGATGCCTTCCAAATCCCGGGTGCTGACTTTGACCCCGATGCGGAGCCTGAGGGCACCGTGCGGATGTCAGGTCCAGCTGCCAATCTTCTACAGGCTAACTCCCCTCAGCCGTCGGCGACGGCTGA